TACGCAACAGACAATGTAATTGAACAAACATTAAAAGATCCAGACTACATCATTACAGTGTTGACTGAGTATAAGAAAGAAAAAGAGCAAAACTTACTTTTACAACAAGAAATCGGAGAACTAAAACCCAAAGCAGACTATGTAGATGAAATCTTAAAGTCAACTGGCACATTAGCCACAACTCAAATCGCGGCAGACTACGGTATATCAGCACAAAAGTTAAACAAACTACTACACGAAGCTAGACTACAACGAAAAGTAAATAAACAGTGGGTGCTTTACTCAGAACACATGGGCAAGAGTTACACAGATTCAGACACTATAACAATTGTGCGTTCTGATGGCAGAGAAGACACAGTTTTACAAACTAGATGGACACAAAAAGGCAGATTGAAAATACATGAAATCATGACTGAATTCGGTTATGAAGCTAATTTAGGGGGAGCGTAAATGACACCAGAACAAAAAGAAAAGCTAAACAATATAGTATTAACACTTTATGCAGTTAAAGAAAACAAAAGTCAAACATACACACACAAAGATACTCTTACTGTGACATATGCAGGCGAGATTGAGCACACTTACGAAGTCGACAGAGAGAAACACCTTGAATCAATGATTGAGTGGGCAATTGACCAAATCGAACAGCACTTTGATTTAGACGAAGAAGAATAACACACAATTGAACAAACAACTTAATAGGAGGAATTATCAATGAACACACTATATAAAACAACCCTCCTCATCACAATGGCAGTTGTGACGTGGAAGGTTTGGAAGATTGAACGAAATACGAGAAAGCCTGTAATCAATCGGAATGATTTTAGTAAAGAGTCTACAGCAGAAACGATTGAGCGACACAGTGATCCTGATTCAGGAATAAAACTACTTAAGGCATTTTCCGACTTCACTAAACAAGCTGAAAAGCAAAAACCTACACTAGGAGAAGTTTATAGACGGAACAAACCTGAATTACCAACCGTTACTTTAGACGAAAACGGACTGTTTATAAATGATTTTAGGGTGCCTTATGTACTTGAGGAAGGGGTTAACGTAAAGAAATCTATGAACAACCTATATAAGGTCAGTTTGGACTTTTTCGCTAAAAGTATTATTGCAGATAATTACGAAGCAGATAACCCAGAGAATCAACAGTTATTTTAAAGGAGGAAAAGATATGATGAAAAATAGTTTGCAAGCTAAAGAACTTGCGGTAATTTTATCTGTTTCTAAATCCAAAGCAGGACAAATAATAAGAGAACTGAATAAAGAGCTTGAAGATGAAGGATACATTGCGATACGAGGCAGAATACCAGTCCAATTAGCTAGGAAAAAATTCCCTTATCACGACTTATCAGACCAGAGAATAATGGAGGAGTTGAAAAAAGAAAATGAGTAACATTTATAAAAGCTACCTATTAGCAGTACTGTGCTTCACAGTCTTAGCGATTGTACTCATGCCGTTTCTATACTTCACCACAGCGTGGTCAATTGCAGGATTCGCAAGCATAGCGACATTCATATTTTATAAGGAATACTTTTATGAAGAATAAAAAAAACTGCTACTTGCGCCAACAAGTAACAGTATCAAGTACTTAAGAAAAATTTCAAGTTAAATATAAAACGAAACAAGGAGGAAGTCAACTATGACTAAAAATTATAAAGACATGACTCAGGACGAAATAAAAGACTTATTATCTGAAAAAAGCGGAGAATTGTATGAATTAGCGAAAGAAATTAAGGGAGAAAGTAAATTTGATATTTTGCTTTTCTCATCAATAGGAGTTATCGACGGAGATTATTTAGCAGGTTCAAATTCTGTGATTGGTCATACTTTCGATCTTGCTTCCTTATTGGATAGCACTAAGAGTTATAAAGACATTGTCAATGTTCTCCAAATGTGTAAATCACAAAAATTTCTCGGTATTGATGACGACAAGGAGGACTAAAACAATGTATTACGAAATAGGCGAAATCATACGCAAAAATATTCATGTTAACGGATTCGATTTTAAGCTATTCATTTTAAAAGGTCATATGGGCATATCAATACAAGTTAAAGATATGAACAACGTACCAATTAAACATGCTTATGTCGTAGATGAGAATGACTTAGATATGGCATCAGACTTATTCAACCAAGCAATAGATGAATGGATTGAAGAGAACACAGACGAACAGGACAGACTAATTAACTTAGTCATGAGATGGTAGGAGGTCGCTATGAAGCAGACTGTAACTTATATCATTCGTCATAGGGATATGCCAATTTATATAACTAACAAACCAACCGATAACAATTCAGATATTAGTTACTCCACAAATAGAAATAGAGCTAGGGAGTTTAACGGTATGGAAGAAGCGAGTATCAATATGGATTATCACAAAGCAATCAAGAAAACAGTGACAGAAACTATTGAGTACGAGGAGGTAGAACATGACTGAACAAACATTATTTGAACAGTTGAACAGTAAAAACGTGAATGATCATACAGAACAAAAAAATGGATTAACTTATCTAGCATGGTCATATGCACACCAAGAGCTGAAAAAGATTGACCCAAACTACACAGTAAAAGTACACGAGTTTCCACATCCAGATATTAACACAGAAAATTATTTTGTACCTTATTTGGCTACACCAGAAGGCTATTTTGTACAGGTATCTGTGACTGTGAAAGATAGTACAGAGACTGAGTGGCTTCCAGTATTGGACTTTAGAAATAAATCGCTTGCTAAAGGTAGTGCAACAACTTTCGATATTAACAAAGCGCAAAAACGATGTTTTGTTAAAGCTTCGGCTTTACACGGTTTAGGCTTATATATCTACAACGGCGAGGAACTACCAAGTGCAAGTGACAACGATATTACAGAATTAGAAGAGCGTATCAATCAGTTCGTGAACTTATCTCAAGAAAAAGGGCGAGATGCAACTATCGATAAAACGATGAGATGGCTAAAAATATCTAACATTAATAAATTAAGTCAAAAACAAATCGCAGAAGCACACCAAAAATTAGATGCGGGATTAAAACAATTGGATAGTGAGGAGAAACAATAATGTTAAACAGAGCAGTATTAGTAGGACGCTTAACAAAAGACCCAGAATTAAGAAGCGCGCCAAATGGCGTAAATGTAGGTACATTCACATTGGCAGTAAACAGAACATTCACGAATGCTCAAGGCGAGCGTGAAGCAGATTTTATAAACGTAGTAGTGTTCAAGAAACAAGCTGAAAATGTTAAAAACTACCTTTCTAAAGGGTCGCTGGCAGGTGTAGACGGGCGACTACAAACACGTAGCTACGAAAATAAAGTCGGGCAACGTGTATTTGTGACAGAAGTAGTAGCGGACAGTGTTCAATTCTTAGAACCGAAGAATAACAACCAACAACCAAACAACAATTATCATCAACAAAGACAAACTCAAACTGGTAATAATCCTTTTGATAATACCACTGCGATTACTGATGATGACTTACCGTTCTGATTGGAATGATTAAATGCCGAAAATTACTAGTTATATCACTCAAGACGACGGCACAACAACAGTTGTCATCTCTGATGTTGAATTAGGCAATAAAGAAACATTACTACTTGATAACGGGTTTGATGTAGAAGTAGATGTAAACGTTATAGATCCGTTTCAAATTACCGGCAAGCAACGTCGAAAAATATTCGCGCTTGTCAAAGACATAGAAGAACATACAGGTCAACCAATGGACTATATGAGACATATGTTCATCGAGTTTGTAAGAACGTACTACGGCTATGATGAACGTATTTCGCTAAGTAATTGTACGAGAACACAAGCAAGTCAAATCATTGAAGCAACGCTTGACTGGACGTTCTACAATGACATACCACTTAGCTACAAAACGAGTAATCTACTGAAACAAGATAAATCATTCTTATACTGGTCAACTGTTAACCGCAACTGTGTAATATGCGGAAAGCCTCACGCTGACCTAGCGCATTACGAAGCAGTAGGTAGAGGCATGAACAGAAACAAGATGAATCACTACGACAAACATGTATTAGCGTTATGTCGCGAACATCATAACGAGCAACATGCGATTGGTGTTAAGTCATTTGATGATAAATATCAATTGCATGACTCGTGGATAAAAGTTGATGAGAGGCTCAATAAAATGCTGAAAGGAGAGAAAAAGGAATGAATAGACTAAGAATAATAAAAATAGCACTCCTAATCGTCATCTTGGCGGAAGAGATTAGAAGCGCTAAAAAAATTAAAAAATTTACCCCTGAGGATTCTAAAGGTTTTCCTGATATAACAAAAGATTCAATAAAAGAACCTAAATAAAAATATTATGGTTGATAAAATCCCATTGTTCTTTTGTTAACCACCCTTGTTTGTTATTGACTATTTCTGTAACAAACAGCTTATCTCCAGAATCGAGATAAGGTTTCAACTTTTCTATCATTTCTGAAGTTGATAAAGAAGAACGGAATAAAAATGAAGATTTCCAATAATTGCAATGACCATTAGAAATTTCCTTTTTTATAACATTTCTCAATTCCTCATATTTTTGTCCGGGTGAGTTTAAATCATATGTTAACATATAAGGTTTTTCCATATTTTATTCACCCCCAATCTAACGCAGTAGCGATAACAAAATTATACCAGAAAGGAGATAACGAAATGGCAACATTTAGAGTTTACAAAGAATCAGGTAACTTTGTCACAGTACACAAAGATTTTATACATGATTCTAATATAAGTTGGAAGGCTAAAGGTATTCTACTTTATTTGTTAAGTCGACCTGATAACTGGCAAATTTACGAAACAGAACTAGAGCAACATTCAACTGATGGACTTAGCGGTTTAAAGAGTGGAATCAAGGAACTGGAAGAAATTGGATACATTCAACGTAGTAGAAAACGTGATAAAAGTGGTAGGTTAAATGGTTATGAGTACTTAGTATATGAGCAACCGCACCACATTCGATTTTCCAACGTTGGAAAAACCGTTAACGGTAAAACCAACAATGGAAAAACCGTTAATGGTAAATCGCATACTACTAATAATAATAGTACTAATAATGATTTAACTAATAATAACAATACTAATAATGAAGGAAGTATATTGTCGGGCAACCCGACGGTGTCTTCCATTCCCTATAAAGAAATTATCGAATACTTAAATAAAAAAGCAGGAAAGCATTTTAAACATAATACAGCTAAAACAAAAGATTTTATTAAAGCAAGATGGAATCAAGATTTTAGGTTGGAGGATTTTAAAAAGGTGATTGATATCAAAACAGCTGAATGGTTAAACACGGATAGCGATAAATACCTTAGACCAGAAACACTTTTTGGCAGTAAATTTGAGGGGTACCTCAATCAAAAAATACAACCAACTGGCACGAATCAATTGGAACGCATGAAGTACGACGAAAGTTATTGGGATTAGGGGGATATTATGAAACCACTATTCAGCGAAAAGATAAACGAAAGCTTGAAAAAATATCAACCTACTCATGTCGAAAAAGGATTGAAATGTGAGAGATGTGG